AAGAGGAGTGCTCCCGTATTCAACAATGATGTTTGAAAGAGATCATGATCTGGAAATCTAAGAAACCACTTATGCTCGGAAAGCTCTCAAAGAAATTTGAGGCTGCCGGTAAAGTAAGAATCTTTGCGATTACAGATTGATGAACTCAGAATCTCTTCCGTCCTCTTCATACCTGGCTCAATGATAATTTACTTAAAATTGAACAGGATGGAACTTTTGATCAACTACGCCCTCTGTCAAAACTAACCGGTGATTACCGGGTTAGCTATGATCTGAGTGCGGCCACTGACCGTCTTCCAATCCTAGTACAAGTACAGATATTGTCCTTGTTATTGGGATCGGAACTTGCTGTCCATTGATCCACCCTTCTAACGAAGAGGGATTGGTGGTTGCAAGAAGAAGGTCAATGGGTCCCATATCGGTATGCTGTTGGTCAACCAATGGGTGCCTATTCCTCTTTCCCGATGCTTGCCTTGACACATCATGTGATTGTCCAGGTAGCAGCCGGTAGAGCGGGGTACACCGATTGGTTTGATAACTATGCACTTTTAGGAGATGATATAGTGATAGGTGATCGTATAGTTGCGATCCACTATCTCTATTTAATGCGAGACCGTTTAGGTGTCGACATTAATTTATCAAAATCCTTAGAGTCCGATATAAATGTTTGTGAATTCGCCAAACGCTTATTCCGAGGAAAGGAGGACATCAGTCCTATCTCTCCAAAGGTATTGCTATTGGCGGTTCGAAACATTTTCTATCTACCTGATCTCATACGAGACATGGTCGGTAAAGGGTTTGGAGTTGATACAGATTCTCTATTAGCCTTGGTACGAAAACCTCGCATCTTTAAAGGATGCGGTAAAGTTAACGTATACAAGGCTGTATGAAGTTGTTTCCTCCCTTTTGGTGTTCTTGACAAAAGTCCAATACGATTTCTCGACATTGGATCAATAAGTCATGACCTTCTGTTCGAAACTAGAGATTTTATCTTTAGCTTCGCCCGTAAGGCATTGAACGCCGCAATCGAATCTGGACACAAAACTAGTGATAGTTGGTCCGAGACGAGAGAGCAAGAGAGGGGGGGGCTACCAGGAACCGTATTGACTGAGCTACCTTCGACACGTTATATTGACGACCAAATATTTGGTACGCCATTAGCTAATACGAAGGACTACATCGTCGATGTTGAATTATATCGAGATGTTAGCGATGTTGATGCGGTATGGTTCTACGTAGAGTCTTGATTAGTAGAAGCCTTTGATAAATTATCAAGGGTCCTACAGTCCGCCGGAATGAAATCAGATTTTGTGACTCCATTGCAATCAAATATTTCTCAAGGTGTTAAAGCCTGGGATTTTTGATGCATGGTTCACAAGGTAGCAAAACTACCGAAAATCAAACGTCATTATCGGAAGAAGAAGGTACGGAGAGAGCCAAAAGCTCGCACAAACAAGCGCAGTCCGAAGCGTTAAGCGGAC